CTTAGAAAAGCTTGCAGAGATAGCTTCTGTATAGTAAATAAAAAATCACTCAGTGATGAAATTAAAGTAATTAAAGAAAAATTATCTAATGCAAATAAGGAATATTTTGAGTTGGTTAAATCATTTGGTCCAGAATTAAAATCTTTCAAACAGATGAGTCTTGAAGAGAAAAGAAAATCTCTTCCTTTAAAAAATAAAGTCTATTTCTTGCAAAAAAAGTTTAGAGAAGAAATGGGGAATACAAAAGGAGTTGTCCATGAGAGAATGATTCGTTTGAATTGTGGAAGAAAAACCAAAATGTTTTCAGATTATAATTTAGAAATGTCACATTTTGAAAACAAAGGATTTTATAAGGGGGTTGGGTTGATTTCAGATTCTGATAATCAGAGAATCTCTGATTATTTAAAAGAATTGTTTAAAAGACTTCTTAATCAGGATTTTCATAGTATGAATTTGAATAAATTATTCAATGATGTTAGACAGAATGGGCCTAAATTTCTAACTGATTTGAAAAATTTTCATCAAAATAGGTTTGAATCATTTTATAAAAACTTTTTTTCAAATACTTTATTAGAACAACTCAGTGATTTCAATCAAAGATTATCTGGGTTTTTATTCAATGAAAGTGTAAAAAGTTATAATAAGGATTTTGTTAAAATTGATAATTTGGGTTATGATAATATTTTAGTGCTTGTAAGAGGTGGACCAAAAATTTATAAACATCAAAGGAGTAGATTGTTTAGGGTATTCTTCTTCATTGATGAAAAAGATGTTAAATATTCAGGATATTTAGATAACCCAAATTTTCAAATATTTAAACAAGGCTCTAATTTTCTAGTGGTTACTCCTTGGTCCCAGATACACCAAGATGTGTTACTGGATAATCACTCGTTGACTTATAGAACTTTTATGAATTTATATGTTTCATATACAAGAACATATGATAATTTTAATTTCTCAATTCCCAGTTTACATCTTTTCCCTTTTTTACTTTCTCTGCACAATAGGAGAAAAACAGAGGAATTTATGCATAATAGTAGATATCTAATTGTAAATCCTTTGGGTCAAAATGCTAATATTAAAGGTATAATGACAGGTTTTGCAGACTTCAATTATACTTATTTAGATTCCTTTTTGAGATACAGAATTAAAGTGGGTTATGAAGTCTTTGCTACTAAGCTTCTGTCAATCAATAAAAAAAGAAAACAGAAAATTGATCGCATTTTAGCTGAAATAGAATTAGAGGATTTATGGCTGGGTGAGAAAATTTTGAATGCAGACAATTTAACCACTTTTATTTATATAACCTATATGATGACTAAAGCACCTATCAATAGTAGTATCGAACAAGCTAATAATCTTTGGGAGATTCTTGAGGATATCAAAGAGTATGATGAAAGTCATAGAGATGTCATAGGATTGAAAGACCTTAGTTTAAGATCTAATATATTAAAATTTGATGCAGATATTTATAAAGATGATTACAAATATGATCCGGTTTTTTGTCAGTATTTGGGTCATCATTTAGCTGGTTATTTAAGTAATGAATCTTCTTTTCTTGAATATCAGCTACAATGGGACAGAATAAAATCCGAAGACATTGATACTATTGCTAATTCTAATGGTCTCCGAGGCTGGAAAAAATCAAACTTTTTTAACAAAAAAGGTTATGAAATTGTTTATGAAAAGGTGGATGAAATTCTATCTAAAGAAAATTTGACAGACACGATTGATCAGTATTTGGATTCGGATTTGGTAACTTCAAATAAATTAATAAAAAATGATAAGATTGTTTTACCTGAAAAGGATTATAAGGATTTGATTTTTCATATTGTCCACAAAATTCAAAGAGGTGGAGGGAGAGAAATTTTTTGTATGGACATATTTACAAAATCTAAACAAAATCCTTTGGAAAAAATGTTTAAAATGATATGCAAAAAAATTCCTAATGAATATATCTCAATTCCCAGTAATAAGCGCCATGGATTAATTCATACTGATTTTTATGAAAAACCAATTAAAAGTTGGGTCAATCAAACTGTTAGATGGGTATTAGATTGTAGAAGATGGGCACCTCATAGTGTTTTCCAAAAATATATGCATTTCATACACGGATTGTCTGCTATACTTCCAGCAGATTTTGTAAATGATTTTATGTCATTCTCTGAAAAAATGTTCAATAAAAAATTCATAACTAGAGAACATGTGCTGAGTAAGATGCGGAATAATGAAAAATTCAAAAAATATGAATCCTTCCCCAAAATCATGGATCAGTTAGCAGATGGATTCTCTATGACAGTCAAATTTTCATTTGTTATGGGAATATTTAATTATCTATCAACATTAATGCATGCAGCAAATCAAATAGTTGCTAGTGAATGCATTAGAAACAATTTATTGTCTAAAGGTTATGGTTTAGTTATTCTTGATGCAAAATGCCATTCTGATGACAGTGTTGTAAGTAGTTATCATGAAAAGTCAGAAAGTATAAGGCCATCAGTACTTTTATATGATTGGTTCTTGAAAAATGCAAACCATATGTTATCTATCAAAAAAAGCCAGATCAATAACGATGTCTATCTTGAATTTCTTTCAATACTATACGTATTTGATCGATTTTTGCCTGTTATACCTAAGTTTGCATCTACTCTTCCTTTCAAACCTAGTGATGCAGGTTATTCATCTGATATTACTTTTTCAATTACACAATCAATTGAAATGTTATCACAGGGGGGCACATTTGAAGAATCATTTTTGATGATGAAATTAACCGAAAACTATATTCAAAGAATTTACAATATAAACTCTAACTCATCAATACCCTATCATTTCTTAGGCGGAATTGACAGTCATCCTTTAGAACTTTTGTACTCAGGCGGTATGGCAGATATTATTAGATTTTACATTTACCAACCTAATCTATTCTGGAGGTATATAAACTTTTTGAATAACAATAAATTGATTGATATAACAAAAGCAGAAATTAGTTTAAATTGGGATATGGGGGCTATGTTGGGCAATAGACTTTTTATGAAATTTAACAGATTACATAAAACTTTAGAAAATTTAGAACAAAAAACTCCTTGGGTATTAAACAACTGTAAGTTGGGAAATGCAAAATTGAATATACTATGGTATATCAATAAATTAAAGGATAGAAAATTTTATTCTTCTTTAGTTGATGAACCTTCTGCTAGGAGATTTTCAAGGATATTTGGAGCCGGTAAATATCGAGATGTCCTAAAGAAGAATGGAGAAAGAGTGGGTATTGATAAACTTTCTGTTGTGCTATATAATTTAACAAGTTTGACTGATCTTAGTGAAGAACCAATCCCTGTTTTAGCTGGATATATGGATTTTATTAGTAAAGATTTACAATCATTGTATGAAGCTATAGAAAATACTTCTATAACTGACATTCATATAGCTAATAATACTGATAAACCTGTTGTATTTAGAGCCGGTGAAGCTACTTTAGGAAATTTAAATATAAGCGCAAGTGATTATGTGGCTTATACTAGAGAACCTGACGGATATAAATTGCTAGGGAAAAGAAATAATCCTTTTCGGGATGTTGAAAAAATTAAGTCACACTTGGCAATTTTAAAAATAAAGGAGGATTTATATAGTAATGATCAATTGCTCTATTTGCTAAGAAAGATTTTGAGAGAGGAAATAAGAGAATACAGACTTATTTCACCAGTTAGAGGTGACAAAAGAAGGATTGAAAATTTTACCGATGTATTGGGTATGTTGGAATATAACTCTATAAAAAGAAAACAGTTAATATTGAAAAATAAAGCTGCTTCTATAGTTGATTGGGAGCGTAAAATAGTACAAGGAAATGTACCCAATATAGTTAAAGATTATATTAAGTGCTTCTGGTCTTGCAGTCTTTATGTAAAATATGGCGTTGATAAGTTTGACATTTACAGCATAAATCCATTTTTGAAAGAGAAGCAATTGGCTGAAGAAATGCCCTTAGAATGGAGATTGATTTTAATTAATGCAGTAGAAGAGTCTGATAAAGAGCTAATTTATTTACATTATTGGAATCACTGGACTCAAGAGCAAGTTAAAATTATGGGTAAATGGTATGGCAGTGGAGAATGTTTTGTATCTTTGCCTGAACTTTTTATTAAAATAAAAGTGCTAAATGGGATGGTTCAAGATATTTCTATTGACAGCGATTATTTGGGGGATTTGCCTTTGTCTAGTTCTTGGTATTTAAATAATTTTTTCCGATTTTCTGGTATATCTACAGAATTTATGAACTCGGAATATGGTAAAATTGATGAATTATATTTAGGATTTAAATATAAAGAAGGAGTCTACGGCATAGGCCGAGCTAAATCATTTGATCTGATACTTATGCAAACCAAATTTAGCAGTAACATAAAACCCTCATTTTTATATAAAAAAATGAAAAGGAGTAAGCTCTACAATTCTTTTTTATATGAAGACAAAGATGATAATAAAAAATATAAAATAAATTTTTTTATACCCGTAGAAGATGAATTTGTTTTAAATCTCAACGAATTCTTAGATATTGAAAAGGTAAATAATCTACTTGAAGATGAAAAAGTTTTTAATTTTGTACAGCAAATGTCAATAGAACAAATAGGTTTTGCTAAATTAGATTTCAATTATTTGTTGGACAACATAGGAAGAAGTTTAATTTTTAAAGTTTTAAGAAGTTCAAATGATGCATTTAATGTGTATAAGAATAAAAAAGTTGATTATGAAGTTTTTATGCTTGCTCTTCTACAATGGAAAAAGATAAATCCTAATTTTGGGTTTCCAAATGAAGAAGAGTTGTCAGATTTTATTAAGAGAAAAGATTTACCTCCCTTACCCAGAAAGATTTATAATCTTTTGGTAACGTTGGGTCACAGTACAATCAGTGCTTATGACTTTGAAAATATTTTGTACAAGATTGCTACTCTTGATGAAGAAGATAGAGAAAGTTTTTTATTGAGCAGTTTCCCTCAGTTGTCAACAGAATATAAAATAGAATCTTTAGTAATCTCAGTAAGAAGTAAAAGAATTTTTGATGTCTGTAAAGTACTAGGAGCAAGAGGTCATGAACTTTTAGTTCCTTTGCTAAAATCAATCTCTGCTGCGATAGATCACAATGAGATAGAATCATCATATCTAAATACTTATAGATCTCGATTTGGTGCCATTGGAGAAGCATATAAGCCTTTAACTTTCTTTTGGGATGTTGTGTGCACTAGATTGTTAATGAATGCTGCATCTCTCGAAACTTTTTTAAGTTATCATGATCCCTTTCAAAAAAAGTTTATGGATATTCTTGAAGAGCTAGTAGATAACGGTTTGCTTGATAAACTTTATTACTCCACAAATAATGCAATTTTGAAAACGGTTGAATTCAAAGTTGATAGAGAAAAATTCAAAAACTGGGTGATAGATTTAGTTGATGCAGTATATAAATCTAGAGCTTCAAAGAAACAAATTAATTTTAAAGATAGTAGTAAAAGTTTATATGGAGAAAATGGAATATTAAGTGCTTACATATCAGGATTTAGACAACATGCCATAAGAATGAGACAGTTTACTGTTCCTGATACTTTAGTAGGCTATCGTGGAAAGAAGAAAAAACAAATTTTTATTAAACCTGAAAAAAGTATTCCAGGTGTTACAGATGTTGATTTTCTACCATTAACTGATGAAGCACATGAGGAATTTGATTATGGATATGCATACGATCCTGATATATCTGAGTATTATGAGTTTGATGAAAATATTGAATTGCCTGAGTATCTTTATACTATTGTGGGACATTTAGATTTAATAGAACTTACAGGTATAAGAGGAGGATCTTACAATATGATTATAGGTTGTAACTCCATAGATATTTCAGTTTTAAAAGCTACAGGATTTAAATATTTTTATGTTAGAAATTACAATACTGTGAATTTTTACAAATATATGGAGACAATTTGTCAATATATTTTTGTAATTTCAAAAAAAGGTATAAAATTAGAATTTGAAGATTTCAATCTTTTAACTCATGAGCAAGTTCTTAAAAATATAAAAATGAGCAATTATCAAAGTGATGAAATTATAATTGAAGGAAAAAAATATTCCAAATCTGAAGTGTATTCCAAATCTAGTTTAAGGAATAAGTTAGAGAATGTAGATCAATATTTCAAAAAAATTAGCAACATCGGAATTGAAGATGAAATCTCGAAAGCTGAAAAAAAGATAAAGTTGGTTAGAGAATCTATAACCGTCAATGAAAACTTTTCTAAATATCAGAATGAATTAATGAAAAAAATAAACAAGTACAGAGAATTGAAAATGCAGCACCCTGATCAAAAAGACTTTGTTGTTGATATAGAAAATCAGCAGGAATCTGAAGAAGAGAAAAAAGATGAGGAAGAGAAAGAAGAGAGTCTCAATCTGGTTCAATGGTTAAAGAAATCTAATTTAACTGGAATGTTAAATCAAATGGATACTAATTTGAGCAATATGGCCGATACTGGAATGTCAAGAACAGACAAAATAGTTTATGAGCCAGTTCCTTATAGTTTTAAAGAACCTTTAAAATTATTAAGCGATATAAGATTCAAGTCAGAATTTGAAACGTTATTTCCTGGTTATTGGAGCAAATTTGTTAATAATGACATACTCTTGACCAGAAAAACAAAAAGATTTAAAATACAATTTGCGGAATTAAGAATAAATCAAATGCCCAGTTATATGAGAAAAAAGTATACCAAATTGTTATTAATTGTTAAATTTGTATTGAACAATTTAGAGGAATGTGATTATGTAGGATATGAAGACAGTGTGTTTGGATCTCAAATAGATGAACTTTTTGATGTTGAATATGAATCTACAGAAAATGAGATTGATTTGGTCAATGATTTGGCTATTGAAGAAGGTGAAGGTCTCATAAAAATAGATTTAAATTTTCTTAGGAAATAACTTTAGATAAGAATGAGAATAGATTATGACTTTTGAATAAT